AATAAAACTAAAAAAAATAAAAAAAAAACAAAGCCAAAGAAAAAACCAAAAAAAAAATATTAGTTTTAAACATTTAAATTTATATAATAATTTCTATTTATTATTATATATGTCATATTCTTCATCAGAGAAGATAAATGAAACATCGTTAGATGTCAATCCAACTAATATTGATTTAGGACAAGTAAGTTCAAACTATAAATCTCAAAACCAACAGAAATACCTAGAAAATGGACAAATTAAATTATTTATACCTTCCTTCGCAGGTTTTATGGACTCTAAAAGTTCATATCTCAAATTCAACGTCTTGCTCTCAGGTAATGTAAAATCAGCTTTAACCCCAAAAGCAGACGCTCACGGCTTATTTTCCACAATTTCTATTTATGATGGAACAAACAGCACGCTAATTGAAAGAATTGAAAATTACCCTTTAATGGTATCAGCAATAGCACCATATACTGAAAATCAAAGTATTATTAATAAAAAACAGCTTTTAGAAGCTCGTAGTGATGAATTTGATATGGACTTATGCCCATTTTTTGATAATCCAAAAGCGGGGTCACCAAACACAGATTATGAATTTGTACAAAAAAAGGTCGCAGTATGCTTACAACTTCAAACAGGGATTTTCACATCAGAAAATTTAATTCCAATTATGGCTTTAGAAGGTTTGAATGTTGTTATAGATTTAAATACAGTTAAAAGAGCTATTAAGGTATTTCCTTATGGTGTTATTGGAACTGGAACAGCTTATGAAGCAAAAAATAAAACCTTAGCAAATGGTGGAGCACAAACTACAATCACAGTAAAACAAGATATTTCTAAATGTGGATTTATTAAAGGTCAGACAATTGTATATCCAATTACTGGTGGTGTTGCTAGTCGTAGTGGTGAAGTAGTTTTAACTAAAGTTTCATCTACAACAGCTGATGAAACAGTTTTAACTTTCGCAGCTGTAGATATGACCACAGACACAATAGCAGTTGATGCCGTAATTACAATTAAAGATACAGAACTTGATTCTTGTTCTTTTGAAATATCAGATGTAGAATTATCTATTAAAGACGTCACACCACCAAAGCAATATATGGATAGTTTAATGAAAGCTATGAATACTAAAGATGGTTATAATTTTGATATTAAAACTTATGATTTATATAAAAATAATTTAGTATCTTCAGAATTAACATCTAATATGTTTATTCCTTGCTTGAACCATCGGGCAGTTGCCATTATGTCATTACCAATGAATAACAGTGATTCGGTAGATGTCAAAACTGATTCATATCAAACAATTTTAGATGCTTGCGACAACTATGTATATTCTATTCACGGGAAACATCAACCAAATCAAAAAGTAGATTTAACTATGTTAAGAAATAGCAGAACTGACCAATTACAGCTTTTTGAATTATCAAAAGCAATTGAAGCTTGCGGATATTCACTTTTAGATGTGAGAGATAGTTATAAAAATTTTATAATTGCTCGTAGTGTAGGACGTATGAACTCAACTTCAAATCTTTCAGATGGTAGTTTAAATTTAGAAATTTCATATTTATCTACCGCTCAGAAAAATAAATTATTTCACCATTATGTGTGTCATAAACGAAGAGTTATTCTTCATTCTGGAGTTCCACCACTTGTCATAATGTAAATTTTAAAATATTAAATTTTATTATATATATATATATATATATATAATGTCTATTCCTTCACAGAAGAAATTTATTCAAATTAAGCCAACTAATAACGCATCGGCTAATGAATACACATATAAAAATGGAGTTTCAACAATTGATTTTGATATACCTGCTCAACCCGCTCTTTTAAGAGCAAAAACCATCAGATTTTCTGGTATATGTTCAATTTTACAAGGGGCTTCAGAAAATGGAGTAAATAAAAGAACAAATAATGCCTCATCGGTTTCACCTTTTATATCTCGTATAGATTCAAGAGTAGGGCTTCACTCATTGATTGATAATATTACTATTTCTAGTTCTCAGACTGGGACAGTTTATGAAACAATTAAAAATTATAATAGATTAGCATCAATGCTTCTAACTCAAAATAATGCTCTTAGTGATTACCAAAATGAACAAGGTATGCTCTCTGGAGCTCTTGGAAAAGAATCTTCTACATCAAAATTATGTGATTGTGATTTTGCTTTTAGTTTAAATTTCTTTACTGGATTTTTAAACGCTGAGGTAATTGATTTACTACTCGTAGGTGGTCTTAGAATTTCAATTTATTTAAATTCAGATGTAGATGTAATTTATGATAGTAATTATTTAGTAAATGCCGAAACTTATGCGTCTAGTGGTGGTGGTTCATTTTTCAAAATTAAAGATTTATCATTAAATTATGATTTAGATATAATTAAGGACCCTAAACAACTTCAAGTTTTAGGTAAAGCTGGTCAATGGTCTTATAATAGTTGGTCTTCTTTCTTCCAAAATTTACAATCAAATATACATCAATCGTCGATTAATATTTCTAAATCTTCAGTGAGAACTGTTCTAATGAATATGTGCCCTTCAAATTTTAGTAATAACTATAGTAGAAATGGACAATTAAATCTTAGAATTATGAAATCTGGACCATTAAATACTTTTACTAGAAATTCAGTAATATGTCCATTATCTAAAGTTTTATTTTTAAGAAATGGTCTAAGATACCCTCTTAATTACGAAATGGAGTCTGAAAATAATCTCAATCCTGCCGAATTAGTCTTACAAGGTCTTAATGGTGAAAAATACACAGCCTTAAATAAAAGATTCTTACAATCTCAAAAAACATTAAGTAATGGTGCTTTAGTTGCTGATTCTCGTTTTGTTAATGAAGCATCTGGTGATGATGCTATTAATGCTTTTGTTGTAGCAATGAATTATTCTCATATTTCTGGAGGTGCTAATTTCAAAAATACACCTTTACAATTTAGATTAGAATCTGATACATTTACGGACCAAACCCCCCAATCATTATTTATTTTTGTAAATAGTTTGAATACTGTTACAATTCAAAAAGGAAATGTCAATATAGTAAATTAAAAAAAAACATATAAATTAAATTATTTTAAAACAATTTGAATGTTTAATAATATAAAAAATATTATATTATTATATATATATATGGATATTGAAAACGATGTCGCAATCCTCAATGATTTACTCTCTACAAAGGTATCTCAAACCCCCTCTGATGTAAATATTGAAACAAAATTATTACATCCAATTTATAATTCCGATAGTGAATGTAAATTTGTATTTGATAGAAATGGTATTTTATCTAGTGATTCAAGATTATCACTTCAACTTACACAACCTGCTGTTCCTGCTTACACCGAAACTGTAACAATGACTGCTATTGTCACCTCTGGTGTTAATATGTATAAATACAACACTGGAGCTGACATTACAACTGGTGCTGTTACCGCTGGAAATACAACAATAACTATTGCTGGTGGTGCTAAGCTATTAACTGAAGGTCAGCATTTACCTGTTAAAGCTGACGTTGCTCTAGCTGGTGATATTTTATTTATTAAAATTGACACAACTGCTGGTAATGCTTTAAACAATAAATATTTTACAATAACATCAGTAGCGGATACTCTTATAACTGTTCCCAATATGGGAACTGTTTTAGGTGCTGGTTCAACAATATGTATTTTCTCAAAAAATTCATTTGTAATTCCTACTGGAAAGATAAAATCAACAACAACGTATGCTGGTCTTACTTCTTCTGTAGCTGTAACTGGCGGTCCTATTACTGGAACAATCGCAACTGGTAGTGCTGAAACAGTTAAACAAAACGCTTTATTTACTTCTGGTGTGTTTGTAGTCGGTGATGCTGATGGAGCAAACGTTCCACAAAATACAAAAGTAGCTACTTTTACTAGAGCTGAACTTCAAGAAATTACGGCATTCCCTCTTATGACTGGTGTTCATTCTATGATTGAGAGTGCTACGTTCTCGATTGGTGGTAGTATTGTAAATAGAGTATCAAATAGTGCTGATTACAAAACTTTTAAAAATTGGGCTACAACCCCTGAACAAAGAAAATTAAGAAAATCAATTGAAGAAGGTGTTATTTTTGATTTAGAAGGTGCTACTGGAAAATCAACTGTTGCTAATGAAACCATTACTGGTTTATTTAAAATTCCTGGAACTGAACCAAGAAGTGAAAATCGTATAACTAGCGATTCTAATACATCACCTGTTTATTCAATAAAATTATCTGATATTATTCCAATGCTTCAAGATTTTGAAGTTCCTCTTTTTGCTATCAAAGAAGAAGTAGCATTAAATATTAAATGGAGCAAAAATGCTATTAATGTGAGAGTTGTACAAGGTGATATCCACGATAGTCTTCCTTTTCAACCTACATCAATAGTTGCTAAAAAATTATACATTATGGCTGATTACATTTATTACCCTGCTTTAATGGAACGTATGAGTCAAGTAGTAGCTAAAGGTTATTCTATACCATACAAAGATATTATTAATATTAAAATGAATGAATTAGGTTCTACCACTGCCCCTTCAGGTCAAGATGACACCAAAAGAGGTCGTTATTTAGATTTAAAATATACTAAACAATTGGGTTTAGGTGGTAAAAATGTAAAATCTATTGTTTTACAACGAAGGACTACACCTAATAATTTATTTGGTCAATATGTAAGTAATGATTTATACCGTCCTGACAGTTTCAATCTTAGATATAATTCAGAAAATCACTATCAAACAGACGTAAATAATAAATCAGTTATGTATAATGAAGTTTCAAAAGTTATGAATGGTCAATTCAAATGTAATAATTATCTTTATACATTTATGGGGCAACAACAAAACGGAGAACATCAAAAATTAACAGGTGGAAGTGCTGATGAAGGTAATTTTGAGGTAACCCGTAATACTTGTGGCTTATCCAATCAAACATTTATGAAAACTGAAATATCATCTTTGGCTGGTTGTCAAAATTGGACTGGTGTAGATTTACGAAATAGTGCTGGTCAAAGTCTTAAAATGTCAAATCTTCCAATTGTTCTTACTCATACCACACAAAAAACTGATTACTTAGTTGATTTAGGATTAGCTGAACACGCTGGAGGTGGAAGTGCTGGTGACGCTCAAGAGGAATACCAACGAAATACTGAAATAAATGCTTTTTGTGAAGTTGTAAAAACCTGTGCTCTTAAAAATGGTATAGCTGTAGTGTATGAATAGATTTTTATTTAAATTAAATATTAATTATATATAATATATCAATTATATATAATAAAATGACAACTAAAACTATTCTTTTAGAATGTAATAAAAATTTAGCTAATTCTAATGATTCGCCGAATATTTGGAGAAATAATCTAGACAAAGGGGTTGTATTAAATGCTGGCGATGTTGTAAGTATTTCATCTGTGGTAGTTGAAGATAAAAATTTAGACGCTAATGCTGTTGAAATTAGTAGTAATGTTAATAAATATGGTGCTAAAATGAATGAATTTGGATTAAAAGTAGCTTATTATATTAATAATTGTGGTCAATATTCTGTTAAATTACCATTTAGCAAAGGGACGGTAAAATTCACTTTTAAAGATGCGACAGCTGATGTATTTGAATATGGTGTGTTAGACGATTCTACTTTTATAGAATCGATGATTAAAAATACTGTATTAGCTAATTCACCTACTGAATTTGATTCTTTACCTTATTATTTTTTAATAGATAAAGATAGATATAAGATTGGCGGATATACTGGAATTCAGAATCCTTTATCATATGATTTTACAAACACAACTTTATTAACAAGAACAATAAAAACTACTTTAACTAATTCATTTTATACACCATCTCAATTAGCCGCGAAAATAACCGAATTTTGGAATAAATCATACCCACTAGAATCAAAATATAATAATGAAGATTTAATAATACCAAGAGATACCTATATAACAAATGGTGCTACTTTGCCTGTATTACAATTCTCTGGCGACAATTGTATGTTAATGTATGCTAATGGTGTATATCCTACGGACCCGCCATCTGGTTATACTGTGAATAATTTTTATAACACCACAGCTTATAAAGAACCATTTCGTGTTAAATATGGTAATATTTTATTATTTAATGTTGAAGCTATAGATGTAGATGTTCCTGGAACAGCTTATAATACTAGTATTTTGAATAGAAAAAACGAACCAAAAAATGATATTTTTTTATTATACGATACTTTTGAATATACTCTTCCACACCCGACGACTAATGCCCCACAATCTACTTCACAAACAATTATTTCTGAAAATCAATTACTTATCTCAAATATTAAATATACTGAAGCTAATATAAAATTAATATCTGATTTTTTTAATAATACAAAAAAATATATTGGAGATGAAATAACATTAAAAACCGCATTAGGGGATTATAAATGGACAACAAAATGTGATATTAACATTATAGATGATAGTATTGGTTTGTATAATCAGGGTGACAAAACTCTAGCATTACCACCAAGAACATATTGGAGAACTTATAATGTTGGAGATGTTGCTACAATTATCCCGCTCTTAGCAACATTTAATATTTATACTAATTATTCCGATTACTTATTTAATGAAGTTTTAAATAGTGTCAGTAATTCAAAAGTATTTGATACTGGTCAAGCTAATATTAATAAAATTTTAGATGGTAATATGTTATCATTGGCTAAAAAATATAATGTTGCTTGTTTTCCTGCTAAATCAAATAATTTACAAAAAAATTATACAACTATAGCATTTATTATATCTGATACGATAACTATAGATGGTCATATTAAACACGGTAAGTCGTCGGCTAGTGAGATTATGGTTTTGAGACAATTTGATAGAATTTTATACGATTTTTCTTTTTGTAGAAACCCCGCAATTATTCCTATGAATGCGGACCAAACAAATGGTGATGTTGGCGAGACGCATAACGTTAATGTTATTCAAATAGGTGCCCCATCACCTGCTCTAATATATGATTCTTTAACAAATCATTCACATATTGCTGGATTACATTTTCAGAATAAAATAGGTAATTTAATGGTTAATACACCAAATCTTGAATCTAACACAGGACAAATTATAATATCTGATGACAAACAAATTACAATGTTCAAAGATGTTGGCGGAACAGCTGGACAACCACAAGTATTAAAATCATTAACAAGTGCGGTTTCTGGTTTAGGAATTATAGATATAGTTTTGTACAAAAAAGATTTAATTGTTAGTGATAATGGAAATACAATACAACAAAAATTATTTGTTTCAGATAACCCCGAATATTTTAAAGATACACCTTTGAGTCGTATGGGATTTGTAGTATCTGATTTAATAGGGACGTATGGTGTAGTTTCTGGAAAATATAATGATATTATACAAAAAGCTTTTAATAGCTCTACTCGAGAATATATGTTAAAAATTTTTACGACACAAGGGGCTCAAGATACCGCTCTGAATGGCTCAATAAATATAATTAGAGACACTGGATTGCCTGTTGGAGGGGGTAAAGCATTATTATTAAATGGGGTATCCAACGGCTTCCCCGTAAATTTACAGGTCAGTAGTTGTAAAATCATAGCAACCAACCCACCTGACAAATTATTATACCCTGTTTTTTTAATACAAAGTAATATAATCCCAACAATTGAATATTACCAAAATTCGAATAGAAGTAATACTATTTATGTA